AGTATTTTTACTTTTATGGATTTCTGACAACAAATCCTTGTTATTCAGGTAGTTAACTTTTTTCATTATTTTTATAGTACTCCTATATGCTATAATAAACTCTGCACTTAATAAAGTCAATAAATATATGTAACGGAGATAGCCAATATGCCACTTAATTTAGATACTTTTGTCAAAGGAGCCAACAGCCTTGGATCCAGCGTGGGAGGTCGAGCAGGATCTGCACTTCAAGCCGGTGCCGGACTAGTTGATAACATACGCAAGTTTGGTGGCGCTATAAGCAAAGTTCTTAGTCCAGGGGCACAACCAGGCACAGGCACAACAGCCACTAAGGCACAGTTTGCGTCCACAGGCGCAAAAGATTGGCGGGTTAGTTTGAGTATTCCAACAGGCTCGTATTCTATCAGCAAAATTTTAAGACCCCTTAACGAAGTTGGAAAATTTATTTTCCCCTTTACTCCGAGTATATCTTTAACTCATCAAGCATCGTATTCTGCAATGGATGCTGTACATAATAATTATTCATTTGCATCTTATGAAAACAGCAAATTGGACAAAATTACCATTACCGGAGATTTTTACTGCGAAGACGGCAATGATGCCGCATATTGGATTGCCGCAGTGCATTATCTGCGCAGTGTGACAAAAATGTATTTTGGCGAAAACACAGAAAATCCAGGAGCACCTCCTCCGGTATTAAAACTTAATGGATACGGCGATTTTGTGTTTAACAATGTGCCTGTGGTAGTTACAAACTTTTCAGTAGAACTACCAAAAGATGTAGACTATATTCCGAGCAAATTTGTTGGCAATAAATCGTCAACCGTTGAAGGCGAAGTCATCGATTATGATATCAACGGCGTGGGATATGTGCCAGTTAAAAGTATTATCACGGTAACATTGATGCCTGTTTACAGTAGAGAAGCAGTACGTAACTTTAATCTTGAAGATTTTGTCAAGGGCAATTATATCAACGATAAAGGATTTATCTAATGTCTGTAAAGTACCCTAATTCTAGCCCTTGGGCAAAAACTAAAGTTAGATCTAGTTTTTTAGATCACTTTGCAATTAGGCCCGTGGCTGCTGAAGACGATGATATTTTATACAGCATCGAACCTCAGTTTAATCATCGCCCTGATTTGCTGGCGTATTATTTGTATGACTCTACCAAGTTGTGGTGGGTATTTACACAGCGCAATCTAGACGTCATTCAAGATCCTATATTTGATTTTAGAGCAGGTGTAGAAATTTATGTTCCTAAGAAATCAGGACTTTTTAAATTGCTGGGACTGTAACGTATGACCAAGTTGCAAAATACATTGGGTGCCGATAATTCTGAAAAACTTCGAGAATTTATCCGCCTAAAAGAAAGCGGATCTAGGCAAGGTGATTACCAAATTGAAAACAGATTTGGTTATATTGGTGCGTATCAATTTGGTGCACAGGCACTTCAAGACCAAGGACTGATCAAACCGGGCGTAGTTACAGCATATTCTAAACTAGGAGCCCAGGGGCACAAAGATGTGTTAGACAATCCTGCCAACTGGAATAATCCTCCAGGCAGTAAAGCAGGATTTCTTGCCAACAAAGGCCTACAAGATCAAGCCTTTGACAAACTAGCGAACAGCAACTACAACACATTGACTAGAAAAGGTGTAATCAACGCCGATACTCCGGCGGCAGATGTTGCTGGATATGTTTCAGCATCGCATCTCGTGGGCGCCGGCAGCGTGATAAAAAGCGGACTCACTAAAACAGATGCTAATGGTACATCTGCCGGCAAATATTTCAATGAAGGTAAAGCCTACGTTAGTGGCAAGACCGGATTCCCGCCAGATAAGCCAAGGGGCACAACCGCACCAGACACTAGCACAGCACCCGCCAAGCGAGAAGTATTCAATGGCGCTGATCGAAAACTTAGAGACACCAGGGTGGGTAATTCAGTAACAATTGGCGGGTCTTCTGCGCCAGAAGTACAACAAATTCCATTACCTTTGATAAATCCGTTGTCTCGGTTCAGCAGTTTCAATGCAGTAATGACACTTAGTAGTATATCAGCAGAACAACATAAAAGACCGTTAGAAAGTTACAAGGCAGGATTTTTAGGAGAGATTGTATTGCGTAGTGCTGGCGGTGGCAGTCGATTGCAAGAAACAGACATGACTACCGCCGACAATCCATCCGGGCAATATGATTTCTTTATTGATAATTTAGAAATGCAATCTATTATATCTCATAATGAACAAACCAAAGGTAGTAATGCCACTGACATTAGTTTTGAAGTTAGAGAACCCTACAGCATGGGTGTATTTTTACAGTCTTGTGAAGTGGCAGCAAGAAAAAATGGCTGGAAAAACGGCTACCTCAATAGTATATTTTTATTAACTATTCAATTTGTTGGATTTGATTCAGACGGTAATTCGTCACTGGTAGAGAATGTCACTAGACATATTCCAATGACTGTTAAAGACATTGCAATGAGTGTAAAGGCCGGCGGCGCAACATACAGAGTAAAATGTCATCCGTCTAATGAAATAGTGCATAATAATAACTATTCTTTGTTTCAAAGCGATATAGCAGTCAGCGGAAAAACTGTGCGCGAAATTTTACAAACCGGAGAGTTTAGTTTACAAACTGTGCTTAATAAACGACTACAAGAGTTGGCAGAAAAACAAAAAGCACCAACTGCATTTGATGAGATTGTGATTGTGTTTCCAAAACCGAACGAGGATGTTTCTCAACAGTTTGACCCCAACTCAGACAAGCCACAAACAGCAACCAATCAACCTACACAAACTATCACAGTTAGTCGAACAGACAGTGCCAGCACTCTAACACAGTCTGAGGATACTTTAAATGATATTGGACTAAGTGTCATGGACTTTGATAGTACAACTGCCGGCGAGTCTAAAGTTAATCAGCAAAATACTGTGCAAGAAGATGCAAGCAAACCTGTTAAAAAGAGCAAAGTTGTCAATGACAGCAGTACACGACAATTTATTTACAGTCAAGGAACTAGTATAATTAATGCTATATCTAGTATAATGCAACACAGTAAGTATTGCAAAGACGCAGTTGAAGATAAGAATATTGATGAGTTAGGGATGGTCAATTGGTTTAGAATTGAATCTCAAGTGGACTATCGACCACCAAAAGAAGGTAACATAGGTAACAACGATGATCCTAAATTATTAATTTTTAAAATTGTTCCTTATAAGGCACACAGTTCAAAAATTTCAGCCGGTGGCTCTAGAATAAAAGGCTATGATAAATTACGTCAAGAAGCGGCAAAAGTTTATGACTATATCTATACCGGTAAAAACACTGAAATTATTGACCTAGAAATTGAATTTCAACGAGCGTTCTTTAACACAGTGGCCGCAGACAACGGCAAAGGTAATAACACCGCGGCACAGACAGGCCGGGATGGCGCCGCCGCTGGCACTACCAGTGTAAAAACTCCAAACAACCGACCAGAGGTCAAGGATTCATTAATGGGAAACGTTGGCATGGGGTATCGTACAGAAGTCAATACCGAAGCCGGTGGCACGACTTCGGAAGATTATAGAACACTAGTGGCTAAACAATTTCAAAAAGCACTGTATGATAGTAGAACAGATTTAATGACGGCAACAATGTCAATTTTTGGAGATCCTTATTTTCTTGCAGACAGCGGCATGGGTAATTTTAGCAACACAGGGTCGGGTAGATTTAATGTCACAGACACAAATGCCATGGATTATCAAAGTGGAGAAGTTGATGTTATTATTAATTTTAGAACTCCCTTAGACTACGGCAACGACGGAATTATGAGTTTTGGTAATACTAAAATTGTTGAAAGTTTTAGCGGCTTGTACAAAGTGAATTTTGTCTTGCACAGAATTTCACGTGGCAAATTTACGCAAGAATTAAAACTTATGAGAAGAACTAGACAGGCGGCCGACAGTGTAGAAGAAGTATTACCTAATGTATTACCTGATAATGGTTCTAGTGGATACGAAGTAAGGGACGAAACTGGACAACTGTCTACTCTACGTAGAAATGAATACGGAGAATTGTATGATCCTACAGGGGCAAGCAGCGCATCGGCAAATCCTAACGCACCAAAATCGTCTAAAGTAACTACTGTGGTAACTGCTTCGTCTGCAACTGGAGTAATGACTGATGCTGAGAAAAATGAAACCTTTATAAGTAACTGGATGTTCCCATAATGTCAGAAGCAATTAGATCATCAGAAGACTCCAACGAACTCAACGGTGGCCCCTACTTGGCCAGGATTGTAAGCAATATTGATCCCAAGTACATGGGCACACTGCAAGTACAATTAATACGAGAAGTTGGCAACATCTATAATAGAGAAGGCCAGACTATACCTGTTCGATATCTGTCTCCGTTTTACGGAGTAACTGCTGTTGAACACACAGATAGAAACAATGACTTTAATGGTACACAGAAAAGTTATGGATTCTGGGCAGTACCTCCGGATGTAGGCACAGTTGTTGCAGTGATTTTTATTGAAGGCGATATCAAACAAGGCTATTGGATCGGCTGCGCCCCGGATGAATATATGAACTTCATGGTTCCCGGACTTGCCGCAACAGAAGCACATACTGACACATCTAAAGGCAAAAAAGTTGTTGCAGAATTTAACAAACGTGTCAACGAAAATGTACAGCGCGACACGACTTTAATTAAAAAACCCGCACATCCTTTTAATGATGTCCTAGGAAAGCAAGGATTGTCAACGGACGAGACTAGGGGAACTACTACATCCAGTGCTCGAAGAGATATGCCAAGCATGGTATTTGGTATCAGTACTCCGGGTCCAGTTGATCGCAGACCAAATGCTAAAAAAGGAAACGTAGGACACTACGAAAGCAAAGTCACAGGAGCATTTGTTAGTAGATTAGGTGGTACAACATTGGTCATGGACGACGGTAATGACACATTACTGCGTAAAACTCCAGCCAGCGAAGGCCCGCCAGAGTATGCCAGCGTGGACAACGGTGAAGAAGGTGATGTAACAATTCCTCACAATGAATGTTTTCGAATTAGAACTAGAACGGGTCATCAGATACTGTTGCACAACAGTGAAGACTTAATTTACATTGGCAATGCCCGCGGCACGACCTGGATCGAAATGACCAGCAACGGCAAGTTAGATATCTATGCCGCTGACAGTGTGAGCATCCATACTAAAAATGATTTAAACATTACCGCTGATAGAGATATCAATATGAGCGCGGGCAACAAAGTTAATATATTATCCGGTGATAAAATGCATTTAGACAGTGGCGCAGCCATGGAAATTGTTTCCGGCGCTGATACATTTATAACCACTTCAGGTGCAACAAATATCAACAGCGGCGGCAATCACTTGGAAACTGCGGCTCAAATACATATGAACGGCCCGGCTGCTGGCAGTGCCGGCAGTGGCGATAAACCTAATCGTGTACCACAGGCCGAACCTTGGTCGGGACACGAGAACCTAAACCCAGCCGGCCATACTCCTGATGCAAAACCAACAGACGGAAAACTCACGTACGCCTGATCCGTTTAAGAAAGTTTCAAAATAAATATAGGTACACTATGGAAAAAAACTTAGTTTCTAGAATAAAAATACCATCTAGCAAGGATACTAGTTTTGTTACTAGCCGTACTTATAGAGGAATTAGCACGGTTTCAGAATCTGGTAATTTTGCACTCTACGATATTGCACTGATCAAGCAGGATATTACCAATCACTTTCATATCCGTCGCGGCGAAAAACTAGAAAATCCCAAGTTCGGAACCTTAATCTGGGATATCTTATTCGAACCGCTGACAGAAGACATTAAAGATCTAATCATCGAAGATGTAACTACTATCATAAACTATGATCCACGAGTTACTGTGGACAACATCACAGTCAGCGAGTATGAAAGCGGACTTCAAATAGAGTGCGAATTAACATACTTGCCCTACAATATTTCTGAAAGCCTGCGCTACAGATTCGATCAAGACAACAGTATATTATAATTAACTACCCACATTTTTACTCACGATAAATAACATGTGAGGACTATATATGGGAAGTATTGATAGACAGAACCGATTAATTGCCGCCGAAGACTGGCAGAAGATTTACCAGAGTTTTCGTAATGCGGACTTTCAAAGTTACGACTTTGATAACCTACGTAGGACAATGATTGCGTATCTACGTGAAAATTATCCCGAAGATTTCAACGATTATATTGAGTCCAGTGAGTACTTGGCTCTTATTGACCTTATTGCATTCTTGGGTCAAAATCTAGCATTTAGATTTGATTTAAATGCTCGAGATAACTTTTTAGAACTAGCAGAACGCAGAGAAAGTGTTCTACGTCTAGCACGTTTACTGTCTTACAATCCCAAAAGAAACATCCCAGCCAACGGTCTATTAAAGTTCTCTGCTATAAGTACGACTGAAGAAATTGTAGACAGCAACGGCCGAAACTTATCCAACTTAACAGTGTTATGGAACGACCCAAGCAACACTAATTGGTATGAACAGTTCATTAAAATTATTAATGCCTCAATGAGTGAAACTATTCAGTTTGGTCGTCCTCAGGATAGAAACACAATCAATGGTGTGCCTACAGAACAGTATAGATTCAACGGAACCAACACAGAACTTCCCATTTATAGTTTTAGTAAAAACGTTGATGGTCGTAACATGAGTTTTGACGTTGTATCTAGTGTGATTAAAAATTCAAGTAGCATATACGAAGAAGCACCGTTTCCAGGTAACAACTTGGCATTCTTGTACCGAGATGACGGCGGCGGAGCGCCTAGTAGTAACACTGGATTCTTTTTACATTTTCGACAAGGTAGTTTGCAACAAGGTAACTTTAATGTTGCACGAGCCACTCCTAACGAAGTAGTGGACCTAGATGCCAGCGGAATTAACGATTCAGACGTATGGTTATATGACTTAGATCAAATTGGTCTTGATGCAAATCTATGGGAAAAAGTTGAAGCCTTAACTGGCAACAATATCATATACAACAGTATCAGCAACGGGTCTCGTAAAATTTATTCTGTACAAAGCAGAACAGCAGATCGTGTACGACTAGTATTCTCTGATGGCGTGTTCGGAGAGTTACCACAAGGTAATTACAAAGTATACTATCGTGTAAGCAACGGATTGTCTTATAAAATTACACCAAACAGCATCAAGAGCGTTACCATCGACATCCCCTACCTAAGTCGTAAAGGTCGTCAAGAAACACTAACAGTTACACTGAGTTTAAAGTACACAGTGACTAATGCAACTCCAGCAGAAGATTCTGACAGCATTAAAGAAAAAGCACCACAGACATACTATACACAAAATAGAATGATCACCGGTGAAGACTACAACATTCTACCTCTAGGTGTAAGTCAAGAGATTATAAAAGTAAAAGCAGTGAATCGAGTTAGTTCAGGCATTAGCCGTTATTTTGATCTAAAAGATGTAACTGGTCAGTACAGTAGTACTAATTTATTTGGTACAGATGGTGTACTATACAAAGAAAATTTTACAGAAACATTTAATTTTAGTTTTGCTACCCGTAGCGAAATTGAAAGTGTAGTTACAAATCGAGTCGTTCCTATTCTTAAAAAGAAATCTGTTTATGATTTTTACCTAGACAACTTCTCAGCAATTAATTTAGGAACGCCGTTTATTAAATGGAACAGAGTATCTAAGACAACTAATCAATCCACAGGATATTTAACCAACATTCTAACCGGTGAAGCACGTCAAGTTGGCGCATTTACTAGTTCTAATCTTCGTTATGTTATCAATGACTGCCTAGTTAAGTTTGTTCCTCCAGCAACCTATAGAGCCTTTGATTCAAAAAATAATCTTGTCCTATCTACCGCACCAAGGCAAGCAGGAGAAAAGCCATACATTTGGTCAAAAATTGTTAATATTACAGGCAACGGCACATTCGGCTCAACAAATGTGCTAGCCAACGGTGAAGGCCCGATTAAACTAAACGAAACTGTTCCGTCAGCCGCAGAATTACAAAGTATTATTCCTAAGTTTGTTAAAGAATTTTCAGACAGCGTTCGTAACAAAATATTTGATTTAATTTTTGCTAAAAAAGAATTTGGCCTTCGCTATGACACTGTTGACAGTTCGTGGAAAATTATTGCAGAATCCAATGTGGATAAAATTTCTAATTTTAGTCTTGGTAAAGCCGGAGATATCAGTAATCAGCAACTAGATGCAAGTTGGCTTGTGCTGTTTGAAACTGACGGTGAAATTTACACAGTGACTAATCGTGCAACTCGTTATGTTTTTGAAAGTATCAAAGAAGTTAGATTCTTTTATGATTCAAGTGATAAAATTTATGATACCAGCATTGGTAAAATTGTCAAAGACAAAATCTCAGTATTAGACATCAATACTCGCCCAGATGTAGATTCCGCTCTCGGAGTAGTGTTGCCATTGGGCTTAACCTATGACTGGGAAATTATTGATGAGTACAAAGGTGCAGACGGATACATTGACAGTAAAAAAATCAGTATAACATTTACCGACAGTGACGACGACGGAGTGATTGATGACCCCGAAGTCTTTGCACGTATTGTAGAAACGGAAACAAACACAACTGAAAAAATTATCTTTCAACAACGTAAGACCGGGCTGGACGGAGTCACAGATTACTATTATTGCCCCAATGACAACGGTCTTATTTTAACATACAACAATGTAGAAGAAATCAATATTAATCCACTTAATGGAATTGCAGACGGACAACTTGTTTATTTGTTAGACGAAAAACTTGTCAAGCAGTTCAATAGAACAGGTGCTCCTATGTTTCAAGTGACTAACGAATATCGTGGATTTTTTGGAAGAAGCGGTTTAAAATTTCAATATCTACATGCTGCCAACAGTAATGCAAGATTAGATCCAAGTTCCACAAACATCATGGATGTTTACGTGTTGACAAAGATATATGATACTGAATATCGTCGTTGGATTAGAAATGAAATTACAGAGCGTCCACTGCCCCCAAGCAGTGATGCATTATATGTAAATTTTGGCGCTAGTCTAGACAAAGTTAAAGCAATCAGTGATGAAGTAATATATCATCCAGTAAAATATAAAGAAATATTCGGAGCCACTGCGCCAGTATCTTTACAGGCAACATTTAAAGTTGTCAAAAGCGGCAACGTTGCTGTAAGTGACAGCGATATTAAAACCAGTGTGATAACTGCAATCAACGAATTTTTTGCAATTGAAAATTGGAACTTTGGCGACACGTTTTATTTTACAGAGTTGACAACTTATATTATGAATAAAGTTTCTCCTAATATCAGTAACTTGGTAATAGTTCCTAAAGACCAAAGTTTAAGTTTTGGTAGTTTGTATGAAATTAAATCCAATGCTGATGAAATATTTGTAAGTTCTGCAACAGTTACTGACATTGAAATTATCAGCGAAATTACTGCGTCGAGAATTCGCGCAAACGGCACAGTGTTAACATCACTAACTAATAATACCGGCATCCAGAGTGCAAACAACTATGGCATTTAACAACGATCAATTTGACCCACCACTTTCTATTTCAGATAATGCAGATAAAACTTCTATAGGATTTTTGCCTAAGTATTTTAGAACTAGTGCAAATCAAAAGTTTTTAACTGCTACCTTAGATCAAATGATCTCAGAAGGTGAAGTAGAAAAAGTAAGTGCATTTATTGGCAGAAAAACTTTTGAACCTTATCGTCCAGGAGACAATTACCTATCGGGCGCAACGGCTCAACGTTCAGACTATCAATTTGAGCCAGCAGTCATCATTAAGGATAATCTTGATAACGTAGAATTCTTTAAAGACTATCCCGATTTTATTAATCAGTTAGCGTT